TAGATCAAAATTATACTCGTTGTTGTCAATGTCGTAAACATCTACGACCTGAAAAAGATGTTCTTTTTCTGACGGCTTTTCATATACCTTTTGTCCTGGTTCATCTTGTGAAGCTCTTGCTTTGCGCTGTGCCATGATTAATTCTCCTGGTTATTTGATTTTATTAATAATTGTTTCTAGTTCTTTACAAAAAACTATTAACTCTATGCTTAAAGCTGCAATAAAAACCTCGTCGCGTTCTACTCTTATTATAAGAGGCTTTATCCCAGGATAATACGAAACAAAATCTGTCCATTTGCGTCCAGTTACAAAGAGCTGGCCTTGTACTTGTTGGAAATAATCAGTCGGTAATTTGTTTGCTAATAAATACCCGACATGAGTAGCTGCCATCGGACATTTTATTTCAATACTGCCATCATCCCCAACAAGACCATCTGGGCTGCACCCATACTTAAATGGTCCGTCGGAGATGCAAAACCCAACTTCTGTGACAGTTCTACCAGTTACTACTGTATATAGATCTCTGGCTTCTTCTTCCATTTCAATACCGCGCAACATAGCAGCATTTTGATATGTTTCTTCTACCGTCCCGGAAACTTTCTCTCCGGCTAATTTGTACATATACTTTTCGCGTTGTTTTGACGGCAATCCTTTTGATGTTATAAGTTTATCAAAATTTGATGCTGATGGTACTCCACATCTTGCTTCGAACCACTCTGGACTTAATTGCTCGCAATTAATTATTTGCATTTTTCTTTTTCTCTTCCAAAGCTATTTTAGCTTTTGTAAAAGATTTTTTAGGCATGTCTTCCAACTTTTCAATGTCCATATATTTTAAGAATTTAGGGACATCTGATTTGGTTATAACTAACAAGCCTTGTAAGATTTTTAATTTATTCTCATCAATCTTTGCCACTTCTTCTGAGTTCTGTCCGTCGTCGTCTTGGTCGTGAGCTGATAACCCTAATATTGCTAGAAGCGTATATCTTTCAAGATAACTTATTGTACTACCGATAGCTTGTATTGAGTTTTTCGACCCGGAAGAATCCGAACCTGCGGACAATGATGTTTCTTCTATATGTCCCATGATATGCGCAATCTGACAAATCACTTTAATTTGTCCGTTTTGTTCTATTCGCCATGATGCGGATAAACCATGCTTACTTAATTCTGTTGTTATCTTTTCAACTACATTCGCCAATGACGCGTGTGAATACTTTACGTTCAAATACTTAACTTTTTTATCTTTTTCGATTCTGGGCGGGTTAGCTTTAAACTCTGCCATAGCTCGGTTAAAAGCTTTTTTTGCTTCGTTGGCTTCCCATCGTTCCTGTAATGCTAAAAGCTTTTCTACTTTGTCTAAATCAGCACCACCTGAAACAGCCATTTTAATCATATCTATTGGCGTTTCACCAGTAATAGCCACTTCTCGTTTCTTTTCCATAAGACCTCCTTGTCTTGGGTTAGCTCTAAGATTTCTTTTTTTTGTTTAATTCTCTGTCTAAATAATTTTTACAAAATGGACAGGCTTTTGGATTCTCTACTCGTGGCGTCCATATATATTTGCATTTTGGGCATGTGATTTTATTCATTTATTTTCCCTCCCTTTCTTTATTATTATAAAGAAAAGGGGACTGATTGTCAAATCTTTTTTAACATTAAAATACCTACGTTCAAAATCGCCCCGCCAAGCCCATACAATACCATCCCCCAGTTTTTTTCAACGCAAGCTAGAACTGCTAAAATAAGAAACTCAACGATAAATATTGTTATGATATTATTGCTCATTCCGTCCCCGTCTTTAACTATTTTTTAATATAAGAACACCCAGGTTTAAAATTGCTCCCCAAAGACCATACACAACTATATGACAGATTTTTTCAGCTAGAGCTAGAACTATTAAAAGAAGAATATCTATATGAAATATTGTTATCATTTCCACTCCTCCGGTAGCCTATATTTAACACCATCCCACCAACAATATTTAGCCTTAAACATAACACAGAACTCTTTAAAATCCTTCTCGCCGTCTTTAAGAATTATTGTTTTGGGCTTTGACATTTTTTCATCAACTCCATTAAAGTTTCTTGTCGAGTTCTATGAAAGATTGCCCGCAGTCGCTTGACACTCATTTCTCTTAATGACATTTTAGAGCCGTTCCACTTCGGTAAGATTGATTTGATTAATTCAGCTTTTGATCTAGGCGTGTAATATTGGGAATAAACTTTATGTGGCACGTTTGTTCCTTTGTTTTGGCATGTCCTTAAACTTGTTATAATCCTCAATACTCTTTTCTTGTCGCGGTAATACTAGGATATTATTAATCCCTCTCCTGCACCTTTTCGCTGCTTGCTTCGCTGCTTGCTTGTATTTCTCGTCTATTTTCTTTTGAGTTAGCATTTCTCCACCTCCCTACGCATTTTAGTTATATCCGGCTTGTCCCCATATACCGCTTCATATGCCTTGACTCGAACGATTAAACATTTCTTTAACCCTTTAATTATTTCCCGGAAACATTCCCCTATTCTATCGTCTGGATGTCGCTTGAGCATTTTCTTGAACGCCCAGATTTGTTCAAGCTCAAACCTAACGTCGTCAAGTTTCCATTCGTGTAATAGTTCCCAATGCGGTTTACTCATCCCACTCCTCCGCAGGCTCTTCTACTACAATATCTGGTCGATAATAAATGTTCCTGTTATTGTTTGTCCCTTTCTCCCAGCCTATTTTACGCATAATGATTCCTACTGTTGTTGATACGCTTAACAACTCTTTTGGCATCTTGTTTTTTATACAAATGCCTAAACAGCCTTCTATAATATATTCCATTGAGACCGACCCGCCTTGCCCTACAAGCCATTTCTTGATTATATTAAACGTAGGGCTTTCCAGTTCTCGTTCACTATGAATCCCGGATAAGATTTTTAACGCTTCAGGGTCCTTTATATAATATTGCTCCCCGGCCTTAAACCTGACTAACGCTTCTGCCCACAACTGAGCCCGGTTGTCCCGGACATATTTAATATTAATACTATCCCCACATTCAACAGGCCAGAATCGTCTATTCCCAGTATCATCCCTCAAATACATATTGTTCCCAGAAGGGTTATATGTGCCAACAAATACGCATTTACGCTTGAAATCTTTGCTCCGGGAAGCATACGGCAACCTGATCCTATCGACTTTCCTACTTAAAAATGACTTTAACCAGTCAACATCCTTCTTTGTCATCCCAGACAGCTCTGAAATCTCGATTATAAAGGCCCCGCGCATACTATCTATCAAATCCTTGTCCTTATGTCCAAAATTCGTGTCTAAAAACCATTCTCCTGCGATTTCTTCGATTAAGGTCGATTTCCCTAAACTTTGCCTTCCCTCTAATATCAGCATATGGTCGAACTTGCACCCAGGATTATAGACCCTGGATACTGTGGCTATAAGGAATTTCGCGCCAGCTTGCCTTGTATAGCAATTATCCTCACATCCCGTAGAATGTATCAACCATTCGTCTATTCGTTTAACCTGGTCCCATTTAACAGCTTCTATATAGCGTTTTACAGGGTGATAGCTATTGCATTTTGCTGCTAGAAAGCAAGAATCCCCTACTATATACTTGGAAGGCTCAGAATTGTGTACTCTGCTGAGATAATACCTCAACTGAATGATGTCTTGGTCACCTAGACTATCGCCCTTTTTAATCGTATAATCCCATTCAGGTTGCTTCAGGAACTCTACATCCTCAGAAAACTCGTTGAACGCAAAGATGTCGATTAAATTGTCATCTTGGCGCAGGATATCCATTGTCTTTCTTAAAGGTCGAAAGTCTCCCATTAGCTGTTCTCCTTGCTCTTTTTTGTCTATACACCCTACCTACCCTTTGTTTCCAACACTTATATCACCCCTATATATATATGGTAGTCAAATTAGTTTAGAGATAATAGGTATAGGTTGTATAAAGGCTACTGAAATAACGAGTTAAGGTTTAAAGGCTGTATAAAAGGCTGTATAAACCCTTTAAAAACTATACAACCTCTGAAAGACAAAATTTTGTTTTTATGTCTTATTGTGCCTTTTTGACACCTTTAAAACATAGGTTGTATAGATTTTTTTAGTCTACAAACGATTTATTGCACTCCGGACAGCCAGAAACTGGGTAGAATCCTGTCCATCCGCAGCTACATCTATTGCGTCCTATTGAACAATAATCCTTTTGATTCTGCTTGATTCCCCAGTTATTGCTTGCTTTTTTGCACTCTGGACATTCTATCGTTCCATTCAGTTCGTCTATTATTAGCTCGCCATCGTAAATTGTACCGCAATATTCGCATCTACCTGCTATTTCTCCACTATTTGCCATACGTTCCCCCTTAATTGATTATCAATGCTATCACAACAATAATCCCACATCATAAGGCGCACCCGGTAGGCACCGGGAACGAAGAGGCCGAGCTTCTGCTTTCCAGATTTAAGCTATACGCCTTATTAATAAAACCTCCAGCGGAGCTGACTAGAGCAGACTTGTCTCTGGAACGAGACAGACTTTTTCCGCTGAAAGTTTTTGATTCATATTTAATTGATTTGTTGTCTACCCTAGTCATGTTAAAAGTATAATTGATATTTTGTTACTTGTCAACTTTTTTTAACCTTTGTTTCTGACCCTCGAAAATGATGTTTTTTGCGTTTGTCGTCGAGGATTTTTTGTCTGAATATGACGCGGGAAAAGAGTTAGAAAACTCTTGTCAGATATAGTTAATTAATTGATAATAATAGATGTAAAGGAGTTTTGCTTTTATGCCAGCCGGAAGACCTACAGACTATAAAGAAGAATATAACGACCTTGCTTTTAAGTTCTCATTACTTGGAGCTACTGATAAACAGATGGCTGGATATTTTGACGTTTGTGAAGCTACTCTTAATAATTGGAAACTCGATTATCCTATATTTTTAGAGTCCATAAAGAATGGCAAGGGTAAAGCTGATGCGGAAATAGCCCATGCTTTATATCATAGGGCCAAAGGATACAAACATCCGGACGTTCATATCTCTAACTTTCGTGGCGAAATTACCGTAACAGATATAGATAAACATTATCCACCCGACACAGCAGCAGCTTTCATTTGGCTGAAGAATAGAGCCGGATGGCGTGACTGCCGAGACTCAACCATCACATTCGATAATGCAGAAGAATATTTCAAAGCTATTGCCGATTCGATTGCACAGTCTGACACCAATCCAGGTCCAGTATTATAACGACCAACATCGGTTCATTGTAAACCCGGCTGGTAGGCGTTCTCGTAAGACTTTAATAGGTAGACGTAAGTTATTTAATAAAGCATTGACTATCCCCGGAAGATATTTTCATGGCGCACCTACGTTCAAGCAAGCTAAAGATATTTTCTGGGAAGGCGTTAAGCGAGATACTAAACTACTTACGCGATCAAAGTCTGAAACTGACCTTGTTGTAAAGTTGTTTAATGGTTCAGAGATTCATATTATAGGTTTAGATAAGCCGGAACGTATTGAAGGGCAACCCTGGCATGGTTGTCATATTACTGAGTTTGGGAATCTTAAAGGAATCGAAGCATGGAACTCAAACATCAGACCTGTTCTTTCTGATACAAATGGCTGGGCCCTACTTGACGGAGTGCCTGAAGGTAGGAACTTTTATTATGACGTTGCTGTTCGTTCTTGCGGAGGTATCATCCCACAGTCGAAACATGGCGTTGG